CATTGGATAACGATTACGAAATGTTTGTTAAATCAGAAAAGCAGTTGTACGAAAATGGTAAGGCACCAAAAAATCGATGTATTTGCAGCCCCAATGCTTACCATAAATATGTACTAGGACCCGTAACTTACGCTTTAGAGCAGGTTTTTAAAAATTTTAAAGGATATTGCGGAGGCTGCAATTGGCAAGAACTCGAAGCTAAGTATAATGATTATGACACAGCAGGTTTAACTGCAACTTGGCAATTGGACGGATCAGGATTCGATAGAACCCAACATTATGAACTAAAACAAATAGTAGATCATGAAATTTATAAATTAATCGACCCACCCCATGTTGATAAAGCTACCTTTGATTATTATGCTATGCCAAAATGGCGCAAAATTAAAATGGTAGTTGTAGAAGGCAAAAAGAAAGTTAACTTAGGCCACATCAATCAGAAAGGAAAAGTTTTTTCAGGCTCAGCGGACACCACATTGATGAATACTTTAAGAATGGTGTTATATAATCGATTTATAATAGAGCATATATATGGATTACCTTCTACACATTACGAACTATTAACTAAAGGTGATGATTGCGCAGTTTTCTTAAATCAGAGAGATAATAATGACGCAATGAAAGCAGCCTATTTTCAAGTGTTTACTCAAGAAAAAACAGGCATACATGGATTAGGCCAAATAGCTAAGTATATTAAAATCGGAGATATAACAGATATAGATTTTTGTTCAACGCAAACTTATTATTGTTATATAACTCACAGCTATAAAATAGTTCGAAAACTTGACAGATTTTTTTCATTAACCCCCTGGTCAAGGAAAGCCTTATCCCTTAGCAATGATGAAGTTAAAGTGTATAAACAAGCCATATATCAATCTAATTTAAAATGGATGGATGGTTTACCATGGCTATCAGAATTTAACGATCATCTCAAACAGGATTTAACCGGGATAACTATTAAAATATTAAATGGGGAAAAAAAAAAAAAAAAAAAAAAACGGAAAAGCAAACGTCTGA